CACCAAGCAAAGAAAAGGTCGTCCTCCCATGCTACTGCGCATGGGGGGCAAAACAAAAGGCCGTCTTCGATTTCCTCGCGACGAATTTATTCGCTGGGCCAATGAATCCACAAAGCAAGGATAACAAGAATGTATAGTTTATCGATCCACTTCGGTCCGAACGCGATGGTGTGGGCGTTTTTGTTCAAGAACAAGGAACTGGCTTCTGATTTTTACAACGGCGCAATCAAAGCTATCGACGAAGACTGGTTCTTAAAAATCGAAGATGACTTCGGCCAGCAATGTTTTTTCAAAAAAGGTCAAATAAGCGGAGCATTGCTAGAAGACCTCGATCTCGTCGAGGAAGCCCGCATCCTGCGCAGCCTCGCCAACGCCCGCGGTGAAGTGAAAGCCCGGCAGCGCGCAACAACCGACCCAACTATTCGGCAAGCCCAGCAAGGACCGTCGGTACTGCAGCCGAGGTTCAACGGCTAACGGTGCCCGCCGGCATGACCAAGCATCTTCTCGATCGCCTTGTCCTTGCCTTCCGGCGATAGGACGCTGAGCAATTCCTTCTGCATCTGCTGACCGGCTTTCTTGCGCTCCCGCAATGAAGCCTTGGCACTCTCCTTGTTCGGAAGCGGCAGGTTGTCGATCGCATACTCGCCATCGAGATCCTGAGTCTTGCGAAGCGCGAATATCAATTGCTGGCTTTCATCCGAGAAGATCGGGCTCGACGAGTGGCTGTCTACCGTGACCCGCCAATCATCCGGCAAATCACTCAGCATGAAATTGTCTTCCATGTTTTCCGGATTGGTCCAGAACTTGCGATCTTCCTTGGCCTCCATCAATGTCATGGTGAGATCGGCGCACGACGCCAGCTGCTGCTCGGTCAATAGCGCGCGATCACGCAATGTCGGCGAAGCCGTCTTCATCAACGTGTTGGCGTGAACGCCCGCGCGCACGCCCGGTTCGCCCTTGCCCTGCATGATATCGGGGAAACTGCCGAGCGTGTTGATCTGCTCCTGCACATACTTGATGATAGGCAATAACTCGGCCGGAAATTTCGGCGTCAAATCCTCGGCCTTGCCGCCTTGCCCGAGATTGACATAACCCGCCAACCGGAACTGCGCATAAGATTCATCAGTAATCGTATTGTCGCCGGAAAACGCCAATATCTTGTCAATCTGCAAACCGATCAATTGCTTCAGGTCATCGCATAGCATCGCGAGAAATCCCTGCGGCTCGATCAGGTCGATCAATTCACTGCGCCCCCAGAACCAGTCGACCATAGGATTCGGCTGGATCAGCCGGTACGGCTGGACATGCTCGATGCCGAGCAGGTTCGACAGCTTGAACCGCGTCACCAGGATATCCGGCTCCACGATCTGTATAGTCTGGTAGTCGTCCTCGCCCTTCACCCACAACTCATGGAACTTGACCGTCGGTGCTCCATCAGTCGGGCTGATGGTCGGGTAATTCGGATCATTACCAAGCTGCACGATGCCGCCAGGCAACGGGCGAGTCGATCCCTGCACGCCAGTGCTAATCTGCGACGTCGACAGCACCTGATGGAAAAAGCTGTCCGGCCCGCTGCCGGTAGACTGCCCTTTCTGGGCATGCGTCATGATCTGCTGATAAAGATCCTTGGCTTTTGGAAACCGCCAAATCCGCTGCCACACCTCGGGGCCGGTCAGATATGACGTCTCACACAGGGCTTCCTGGTTATCAATATCGCTCTCACTCTCGCGGTAGACACCGAAATTCCACGGCATTACTAATTTCTTCTCGTATGAAATCCGTTGCTTGTCAGGCGGCCCTTCGGACTTCGGCCACTGCTTGAGGATAGCAGCGCCGTACTTCAGCCCCTCGAACACACCCTGCCCGAACAGCATGCCAAGTGCGGTGCGCTCCCAGTGCCGCGTCAGATGCTTGGCCGCCACATCGCCGCGCTTGATAGTGTCCGGCTTGTAGGCATTGTCGAAGTCATAGGCGAACTTCAATTCAACCGGCGAATACAGATGCGAAGCGGTGCGCTCGAGATGCGCGTTCATCATGTTAATGAGCGCTTTGGAGCCATCGGCGCGGCCGGTCTCGGCCACCTGATTAAGCAAGCGGTAATAAGCCGCCCGGTTGCCCTGGCTAACCCGGCATACCTCGATCAACTCGTTGGCAGCCGGGATCAGTTCCTTCTCGGCTGTCGGGAGCGGGATCATACACGCGGCCTGTAGTTCGGGTTATTGGTGATCTCGAGCGGCAGCGGCGCCTGCCCGATCGGCGCCATGTGCGCTTGTATCCTGTTGCGGGCACGCAAGCCAGCATGAGGCTCCACGCCGGTATGAGCTTGAGCGGCAAACTCCTGCGCCTGAGTCGAACCAAACCCGATCTGGCCACCACGCGCCTTGATCATATCCATCTGCTGGGTCACCGGATTAACCACTTCCTTGGCGGAAAATTCTGCATCGTTGCGGTCATTGAGATCAGTGATCTTCAAACCCGACATCTCGTTCACCGGAACCCCGGCCATAGCCGCCGCCAACTCGACACGCGTCTCCGAGCCATCCATGATCTGGCGGGCAACGCCGTCGTTGTTCTTGGTCTTGAACGACAAAATGTTCGGCATCACCACATCATCGTCATCGCGGCGGTTGTTGATATCGGTCTTGCAGATCGGGCAGCAATCCGGCCAACCGTCGGTGACGTCGTACTTGAATTTTTCCCGGCATGCCGGACATTTCAAGAGAACAGCCACTCACCTGCCTCCGAAAAAATACAATGGCCAAAGCAAAACCATCGTCCATAGTGGATTCTCGGAATATGGCGTTTGCAACAAGAAAAACATCGCAATCAAACCGATCGCCAAGTAAATTCCTATTCCTAAAAACACCCACGCCCATATCGTCATCGTCCGTACCTCCATGCATTCTTCATCGCCAGCCGCTGGGCCTGCACCCGCGTCGCCTTCTTCTGATCCATGAATGCCGCCATCATGTTCTGATTGAAAAGGGCGGTCTGGTCAATCACACTGCGCTGCTTGCGCACCTTCTCGGCCTCGCGCGACCGCTTCAGCACGATCAGCTGCCGGCGCATCTTGATCTCCCAATTGTGATGGGTCAGCGCAGCCGCCATGGTACGGTCGTCCTTCCCGTCATCCCCGGTACCGCTGGCCTTAATACTATCACCATCTCGCGAGACACGCTTCATCTCGTGAACCAGATCCTGCGAGCGGATATGCAACTGGCCGTTGGCGACTGAGCCGCGCAACTGTTCCAGGATCATGATCTTGTTCTGCTGCTGGGTCTTCCAGTGCCACGCCGCGCCGCCGCCCATCGAGTCCGGCCTCGAATAAATATACTGCTTGACGTTCTGGAAAATATTACGAATGCCCTGCTCGGCCAGCGGCGCGTAGGAATTCTCAATCTGGAATTTCAACCCCTGCAGCTCGGTCAGCACCGCGCCACCCGGGCCGTTGAGTTCGAGGATATACTTGATATCGGTCAACGGCTCAGAACCGTACCAGCCCATCACCGCGGCGATCACCCATGCAAAATGCTTGGTCGATATCAAAGGATAGGCATACTCGGCGACCTGGTCGACGCCATCCGAATAGCAGCGAAATATCTGGAATGACGAGCGATCGTTGGCCTCGTTCTCGCCGAACGCCGGATCGATGCCGATCGAATACACCGCCTCCGCCACCGGCGGCTCCCACACCTTCAACTCGATATTGCGCGAGGTCTCGGCCGGATAGACCTTGAGATCGCAGAACTCGGTGCCCGGCATGAACATATAGGCCTTATACTTGTTAGACACCCAGCGGTCGGTTTGATCCTTCAAACTCTCTCCAGAAAAGAACACACTGCCGGTCTGCTGGAACGCCTCATCCTCATCCCACGGCTGCTCCTGTTTCTGGTACTGGTTAGCTTCAAACCCGGCATCGGCATCACCCTCGCCTACCGAGGTCGGATCCATTGCCCGGCGATACCATGCAAGCTGTTGCTGGCTGACCTCGTAATCGTACAGGTTCTTGACGTTGTCGATCTTCTTCTGCTCCTCTAGCGTAGGAGGCTGGATGCCGTAATACTCCCAGTCGCGGTCATCCTGATCGATCCGGTGGCTGTCCTTGGCCCACCAGCCGATGAACACGCAGATGCAATGCCGGATATCCTTGCGCGCATCACGCCACATGTCCGACCAGATGTTATAGCCGCGCGCCGTCGACTCGTAGATGTACAAGCGGTTGGGATTGATGTCGGACAACGACTCCCGAAACGACACCAATCCTTCGTCATTATCGTAGGAACAAAGCTCCGACAGATGCGCCAGCGAGACGCCGGCCGACCGGCCGAGAGTGCCGGAGGTTTTTGTCTTCTTGACGCCGGCCGACTTGAAAAGGATTTTGGATTCGTTGCCGAGCGTCAAGCCGTCGCGATTATCCTTGGCGATCGACGGGAATTTAAGCGACTTCGGCAATGCCTTGATGATGGTGACGAGCTCGTCACGCGCCAAGTTCTTGTTCTCGTTGGAGTCGAACACCAATGCGCCGGTAAGACCCTTGAAAATGCCGAGGAAGAAAGCGGACAAGGCACGGGTGATGGTGGTGATGCCGAGCTGGCGGGACTTCAAACAGTAGAAATCATGGATGTCCTGCTCGAGCCCGTCGAAGATCGCGGTGATGAACCGGCGCTGGCCGTACATCAGGTTCTGGCCGAGGATGATCTGCCCGCCGTCCTTGGAATTGATCTGGCAATTGTTCAGATAGGCGTAGAACGCGCTCTCGACTTCCAGCCGTTTTGCGTGGGACCAGCCTGACATTGGAACTTTATGCTCTCGGGCTCGTTTGAGGTTCCATAGGAGGCTACCATGCCCGACCTGATAATCCAGCTTATTATCGTGATGCTAGTCTGCGGATTTGTCTATTGGTGCTGGCTAAAACTGGCCCCGCTGATGCCGATTGCCGAGCCGTTCGCCAGCATCATCAATGTCCTGATCGTGATATTGATCGGCGCTATCGTACTGTTCTACGCGATCATTCCGCTACTGCACCAGCTTGGTCACATCAGCCTGATGCGCTAACGAAACCCCTGCTGGCGCTGCTGCCGATCGGTCTCAGCCAAGGCCATGTCGGCCAGCGTCTTGATCGCAGCCCAGAAGATCCCCGGCTGTTCCTGGTTCAGCATCAGCGACGAGAACGGTTCAACGCCGGCACCCGGCGGAATGCACAGGAAAGCGCCGCCAAACTTGGCATCCTTGTTGAGACGGATTTGCGCGGCCATCGATTCGAACAATAGCGCTCGCTTCTCGACCTCGTCGGCTGGCTGATCTTCAGACATATTTCCAGTCCGTTGCAAACGGCTTGATCTCGGACAGGAACATCGAACCGACCGACACCGCCCGGCGAAGCTGGTCGGCTGTCGCCTCATCAAATCCCTTGTAGGCCGCGGTGCGTCCCTTCTTCTTGAAGGTCACCAGCAACTCGCCAGTCTCGTCATCCCACCCGACTTCGGAAATCATGTCGGACAACACCGGTTTCATCCAACTCATGACGCTACCCACAACCAATCTCTCATAGCAGTTTTTGGAAAATTAAAAATTGCAAATTTGCCTTGATATTCTTTCGCGGCACGATCATAACGATTCGCCGCTGCTATCGGATCATCAAAATATCCTAAATTATATATCTTACGCCCCATCTTCAAAGTCGCTTTCCACTTCTTAACAGATTCAACCCAAACAACTCCTCGATAACCGGAAGTGTTATTGCCTGGGACGCGGTTCACAAGATTCTGAGAACTAGTTGCTTCTCGTAAATTTGAAAATCTATTGTCTTTTTTGATTCTATTTTCGTGGTCGACATCATTTTCTGGCCAATACCCGGTCATATAAAACCATGCCAGCGGGCCTGCAGAATATTCAACATCTTTATACTTTATCTTCACATAGCCGCCAACTACGCGACCTGCCTGTTTTCCCTTTAGGCGCTTCCAATACGGATTACGCCACGTAAAAATACCCGTAAATGGATCATAGTCAAAAACGTGACGTAAGAGTTCCAGGGATGGAAATTTATTTCTCGGCAACTTTGGCATAAAGCGCCTCCACAATACGTTCAAAAACAGGTTCCCATCTCATATCATCTTTTTGCTGAAATACCCGATGTTTCGGTGTCCAAAGTCTTTCAGCTTGTTCGTTGACTCCCAGGCGGTAGTCGCGGCCTAAAAAACTATATGGTATCCAGCATTCCTTATCGTACATCGAGCAAATATGACCCAGCGCCGACTCGACAGAAATTACGAGATCCAATTCTTCCAAAATAGAACAAGTATCAGCTACGTCCCTGCAAAAACCCGACAAATCTCGAATCAACGGCGCAAATCCCCAAAGATTCAAATCCGATTTCTTTGTATCCATCTGAAGACTATAAAGCTGCACACCTTTACATCGATACAGTTCAACGAAGTGGTGGATCGGAATATTGCGGTGCTTGTCGATATCGTTCATCGGCGATCCGGACCATGCAATTCCAATATGGAACTTGCGGTCCGGCACCTTCCACGCATTCGACATCGACGGGCACAGCATCTCTATGTTCGGCGCCGCTCGGATCTGATCGTCAGTCGAGCCGAGGGCATAAGGCAGACTGACGAAGGTAGACCATGCGTCAGCATCGCCCGGAAAGTTCGAAGGCGAAGGCAGGAAATTGATATTTGGTAGATGGCGGAAGGCGTATTCAAAGACACGTCTAAGCTCACTCTGCACGCACATGTGGATATAGCGGCAGCGACTTGCGGCTTCAGGTAAAAAACGAGCGTATGATAGCGTGTCACCGAGACCCTGATCGGCCACCAGGAACAGCGTCTTGCCATGCTCGC